CCCGTTCGGTCTAGACGGTCAACCCCCTGACTTTCAACCCACCCCTGCCCCCTCGGCCTCACCGCGCGCGGGCGAACCCTTGGTCGCGGGCCGTGCGGGCCGAGTGGCACGACCGGCACAGCGCCCGGAGGTTCCCGGGGTCGTTGTTCCGGCTGTTGCCGTCGATGTGGTCGACCTCGGTCGCGGGCGTCGTTCGTCCCGCGTCAGTGCAGAACCTGCAGAGCGGTTCGCGGATCAGAGCGCCTGGTCGGATGCGTGTCTGCCAGACGTAGCCGTAGCCTCGTGCTGTGCTCGAGGCACGCCGTAGGTCTACCTGCTTGCGCGCGTCGTTCTGGTGCTCCGCGCAGTAGCCGACCTTCCCTGTCACCAGCGCTCGGCATCCGAACGCGTTACACGGTCGTGGTGCAGCTGCAGGCATCAGCCGTTGAACGCGCGGATGGGCACGTTGCGGTTGAGGGTCTCGCCGGTCGACAGCGTGGCCGTCGCCTCGAGCTGGTAAGTGCGCCCGTGCACGAGGCCCGAGACGCGCACCGTGGACACCGACCCGTTCACGCCCTGCGGGGTGAGCGTGACGCCACTGATCGCCGTGTAGGCGACTGAGGCCAGCGTCGCGTTGCCGAGGTCGGTCCAGGTGATGGACACGTTCGCGCTGTCGTTGGGGTCAAGGTTGATCATCAGTGCACCGTGTCCGTCCTGCTGCGTGCGCTCACCGTCGAGCTGCGTCCACCGCTCACCGTCTCGCCCGAGACCGACCCGCGCACGCGCGCGAGGCGGTACACGCCGGGCTCGTAGGGCACCGTCTGACCGTTCGCCTGGAGCGTGAGCGCCCCGAGCGTTGCCGTCAGGCTGCCCCGCAGCGCGAGGCTGCCGGCCGCAGAGAGGCTCAAGGCCTCAAGGGTGACCGAGGCCGCGCCTGTGATGGGAAGCTGCCCAGAGGCCGAGAGCGTCAGCGCGCCGAGGGTCTGGTCGAGCTGCCCGCGGATCTCGGTGCGTCCCGCCGAGTTGGCCGTGAGCGCCCCGAGCGTCACCGCGAGCGTGCCGCTTATGGCGAGGCGGCCCTGAGCGTCGAGCGTCAGCGATCCGAGCGTCGCGTTGAGCGTGCCTGAGGCGCCGCTTGAGAGCTGGCCGGCGGCGCTCAAGGTCAGCGCGCCGAGCGTGCTGCCCAGCGTGCCGCGCACCTCGAGGCGCCCGGTCGAGACAACAGTCAGCGCCCCGAGCGTCGCGTTGAGCGACCCGGTGATGCCGCCGCCCAGCGACCCAGAGGCCGAGAGCGTCAGCGCGCCGAGCGTGACATCGAGCGCGCCGAGGATCTCCCGGACGCCCTGCTGCGCCAGCCCGTCCCCGACTTGGAATCGGGCGGTAAACGGCAGCGCGGTCGAGAGCCGGGCACCCGCAAGCGCCCCGTCTGCGCGGAACCCCTGCACCGCTCCAGCCGTGCCGGATGCGCGCACGAGCTGCGCGGATGCGCCGCCCGCGAGCAGCGCCATGTCAGGCCACCGTCAGCTTGGCGTACAGATCCACGCCGCCCGGCAGCGAGCCGGAGGGCACGAAGCGACGACGACGGCCTATGGTATCGGCACCGATGCCAGCCACCCAAGCCGATCCGTTCCAGTTCTCAAAGTCGCCGTTGGTCGTGCCGCTGCTGGCCTGCGTCAGCACCAGCGCGTCCGTGTCGGCGCGGTAGATGTTGATCGCGTGCACGCCCGGGGTCGCGCCGAAGAGCGCGGTCTGCACCCATGCGAAGGTGCCGTTGCCCGCGTTGAAGTCGCCGAAGTTCCAGCGGTACTGGCTCGGCAGTGCGTCGTCGGTCTCGTACACGAGCGCGAGCGACAGGATGCGCGCCGGGAGCATGATGACCCCCGCCGTACGGAACTGGAACGCAAACTGGAGGTTGCTCGGAGTGCCGAGGCCGGACAGGTCGCCGTCCTGCGGGACGTCCGTCCACGCGCCTGAGTTGTCGTCGATGCCCGAAGTGCGAACCTGCATGCGGTAGGCGTCAGGCGACACGCCCATTGTGTGATCGCCGATGTTCTCCACGCAGTTGACCAGCGCGCGATAGAGCTTTGCCGGGGTCGCGCCGAGCGGGATCTTCGGGCAGATGATTCGGTTGTTAACTTCCGCCTGATACTCCAAATCCGCCGCAAGAGGGTAGACGGTCAGGGCGTTGACGGTCGTGCCCGTCGTCTGACTGTAAACCCAGAAAAGCCACCCGTCCTCGACCCAAACGAAGGGCGCGTTGTTGCTGACGTTATGAATGAAAATCGGGCTGTCGGTGTCGCGCAGGGCAGATGGGTTCTGCGTTGTGAGACACCCAGCACGACGGTCGATCTGTTGACCGCCAGTGTAGTAGTCGGTCACGTAAACCGCGCCGGTACCGGTCGCTCCGGTGATCACCAGCTTGTCAATCGACCCAGCAATGTCGAGCGAAGTAAAGGTGTTTGTGGGTGTGTTTGTGTTCGATCCGCCGGGGAGCACCTCCGTCATACTGTCTGCCACGAAGGTCGTCGAACCTGTGGTGACATTGGCAAGAGGCACCCGGAGGATACGGGTTGTGGTGAACAGATAAAGCGACGGGACGCCATTCCCCGAGAGGGTCGCTACCCGGCCATTGTTCGCCTGCGAGATGGTGCCCGTGACTGCCTGAGCCCCGGTAATGACCATGTCCGCGCCGGTCAGGACCATAGCGCCAGCGGTCAGGGTCAGCGGGGCGCGGATATTGTAGCGATAGACGTTCAGCGACGACGCCGCGCCTTCGGTCGCATAGACATACTGCTGGGTCCAAGAGGCGCGATCTTCGAGAGCGCAGCCGCCGATAACGTCGTTGGTGATCGTTGCGGCGTCTTTCAGCCAGTAGGTCGCCTTGATCTTGTCGACAGTCGTCGCCGCCGGGATGGCAAACGCCGGGTTCTGGAAGTCGGCATATTGCAGGCCCTTGGTCACGAAAAGCCCGCCGTTCGTGACGGTGGCGTTGGTGTTGGCGTGGACCAGCATGAGGTCCTGAATGACGTAAGCCGTCCCCGCCGCGATGGTGCCCGCAGAGGTCGTCAGGGTAATGCCGGTGTCCGATCCGATGGCTTGAATCTGAAACCACGTCGTAATCTGCGCCGGGTCGGTCGAGCCGAAGCCGATTCGAGAACCAACAGACAGACCTGTGGCCCACGCGGAGCCCGTCCCGGTAACGCCGGTCCCGGAGACCGCCACGGTGCCGGTCGTGTAGTTTTCGAGGATCGCCCTAAAGCCCCGGACGGTGTGAGTGGTGGCGGTTGGGAAAGTCAGGTTCACCGCGCCGACGAAGGTGTAGCCTGCCGGGCCGAGGCTCGGAACAAAGGTCCAAAGCTGCACCCGCCGGGTCGCCGCCGCCGTTGTCGCATCCGCACCAAAAATCCAGAACAGGTCGTCGTTGATCTTAATTGGGCACACGTATGCGGACGGAATCGCAAGCGGGCTTTCGGCAAGGTTCGCCACGCCGACCGGAGTCGGGCCGATGAACTTGTCGACCGCGCCCGCGCCCAAGTTGAACTGCCCGGTGTGCTTGCCGCGGTTGATCTTCGTCGCGTCATACGCGCCGCCGATCGCAACCTGGGCGAGCGATCCGTTGAACAGCTGTTCGATTGCGGCCTTCATTCCTGAACCTCGTTCGGGTCAACGCCGGCAACGGTCGCGCCGAGGAAGGCGCAGATTGGGCCGTTAGTGTCGATTTCTCGCCGGCACGGCACGAGCTCGAGCAGCCCGTAGGTGCCGGCCTCGGCCACGCGATAACCGGGCGCGCCCTGGACGATGTCAAGCTGCTCTACGGTGATAGTCGTCACGGGATCAGCCTCAGCCGTTCGCGTCAGTCAGCGTGAAGCCGGTGATGCTGAACTGCTGGCCGGCGGTGAACGCCAACGAGTCGACGGTCATGTCGCCCCCGTTGCCGGTGAGCGTGACGGTGCCCTGCGCGTGGCAGGTCGAGCCGCCCGAGTCGTACAGGCGGAAGTGGGCAGCGGTGCCCGAGGCGTCGGCGCTCGAGTCGACCCAGGAGCCGGAGAGCGCCTTCGAGCCGCCCGAGGCTGCGGCCATCCAGTCGGACGGCAGGTTGATGGTCGCGAGCGCCGATCCGGCGTCGGCTGCGGCGCAGTTCGCCGGCACGGCGCCCGAGCGGATGCGGAGGATTGCGCTCGTACCGATGGCGGTCTCGATCGCATCGAGGCGAGCGTTGCGGACAACGGTGGACAGCTGGACGGGCATGTCGTGCTCCTAAAACGAAAAAAGCCCGCACATGGCGAGCTTTGGTGGATCGTCTCGGGCGCAGCGCCCCGAGTTGAGCGGACGCTGTCGTCTAGACGCCTAGATAGTCAAGCCTTTGGCGCGAAGGACTCCAAGCAGGTACCAAAGCGCAGCGCGCCAATGCGTGTACAGCGCCGCGCGCGAGATCCCGAGCCGGTGCGCCTTCACCTGCGCAGGGCTCGAGGACTTGTACCAGACATCGAGCAGCGCCTTCGTCCGCGGCGGCGAGGTCAGGTAGGCCTGGTCAAGCAGAATCATAATCTCGTCGTTCGAGAGACGATCACCGCCGAGCACGACGCCGTCGTGGATCAGGCGCAGTCGCTCCAAAGGGTGCATGCCGCCGCCCTGCCCCGGCCGTCCGTCGCGCGCCCAAGCGTCGAGCAGCTGGTCGATCTTGATCAGATCCGGGTCGAGCTGTGCAGTCATGAGGTCCTCAGCGAGCGCAAAGTGATCCGGGTGACGTACCAGTCCGCGCCTTGGCCGGAATGGGCGTAGAGGCGCAGGACGTCGAGAGCCTCGCGCGCGGTGGCGTAGCGCAGGGCTCCGTTCCAGAACTGGCACCAGAGCGCCTGTCCGTGGCGGTCGAGGCCGGTGAGGTACACCTCGCTCGTCTCCGTCCGCCGGCTGATGGTCCAGACCAGCGGAGGGTCGCGGTCGGTCACGGTTCGGCACCTCGGCGGGTCGTGAAGGCGGTCTCCGTGGTGAGCGGTCGGATGCTGACCGTCACCGATCCGCCCGGCAGGACCTTCCCGCGCGTCACGCGCAGGTCGTCGATGTAACTGTCGTCCTCGATGACGCCCGCCGCGACGACGGCATCGAGGAGCGCCTTCTGCAGGTTGTCGAGGTCGCGCCGTCGCCGATCCGGCGGGTTTGCCACCAGCTCGACGCGCAGTGGGCCGCCGAGGTGATCCGCCGGGATTCGCTGTTCGCGAATCGCGACGAGCGCCTCAGTTCGAAACTGTCGCCCGCGCGCGCCAATGACCATGCGGCCCCTGAAGTTCCGCCAGTAGTGGTTCACGCTCGGAGGCCAGGGGAGCGTGAACTGCAGGTCCATCACTCCCCCCACAGCAGCGCGACGACCGCGCGCGCGGCCACGATGCCGACACCCGCGACCGCGCCGAAGAACACGGCGATCGCGGCCCAGACCGCGAACACCTTCGACCACGCGATGAGTGCCTGCAGCGTGCTCATGGTCAAAACGGGATGTCGTCGTTGAACTCATCGCCGGACGGCGCCTGCTGCTGCGCCGGCGCCTTCGCCTGGGCGGGCCGCTCGGAGCGTTGGCCGTCGCCCTTGCCGCCAAGCAGCTGCATCTCGTTGGCGATGATCTCGGTGGTGTACCGATCGGCGCCGGTCTTGTCCTGCCACTTGCGGGTGCGCAGGCGGCCCTCGATGTAGACCTGGGCGCCCTTGCGCAGGTACTGCGCGGCGACCTCAGCGAGGCGCCCGAACAGGCTGACGCTGTGCCATTCGGTCTGTTCCTTCGCCTCGCCGCTGGTCTTGTCCTTCCACGAATCCGTGGTCGCGATCCGCAGATTGCAGACCGCGCCGCCGCTCGGGAGGTTCTTCAGCTCGGGGTCTTGTCCGAGGTTCCCGAGCACGATGACCTTGTTCACTCCGCGCATGTTTTCTCCTTGCCGGTTGGGTTGATTGATTGGCCGTAGACGCGCAGGAACAGCTGCGCCCAGGTCTCGCAGGGCTGCCCGGCTTGGCGCCCGGCGATTGAGCCCTGTCGCTGTTGCTTGAGGATCTCGGCGCGGATGCGCTCGCGGCGGTCCTCGCTCGTGGTGATGCCGCCGTCCCAGCCGAGCGGCATGCCGAGCTTCCGGGCCATCCAGATCTCGATGACGAGCCTGTCGGTGTTCACGCGGGCCTCCGCAGGTGCGGCAGCAGCTCGGCGACCTTCGTGGGGCCGGTGACTCGTCCGCGCCAGGTGGAGCTCGGACCGGCGATGGCCGGCAGCTGCTCACGGATCTCGACGCGTGCCTCGATCTCGCGAAACGCGTCGGCGAAGCGGCGCTCGAGGAACTGCAGACTGTCGGCGTAGGCGCCCGCGATGACCGGCCAGCCGCCGATCGCCTGGACGGCGCGTTCGACCTCGGGCACCGCGGGTCCTGCGCGCCATGCCCCGCGCGCGTGTTGCAGCGCTGCGGACCACGCCTCGCCTGCGGTCATGCGTCCGGCGTTGCGCAGCTCGGTGAAGTCCGCCGGGCGCGGCATGAACCGGGAGTGCGCCAGCAGGTGCCCTGCCGCCTGCTCGAACTCAGCGAGCGGCCACTCGCGCAGGGCGAGCCAGTACGCATCGAGCAGCGGGCCGTCGAGCTCGCGCTCGTACAGCTTCGACATGCCGGCGAGCACCGAGCGGAAGCGGGTGAAGTCGTCGGCGGTCATTGCGCGGCCCTCATCTCGGGCGGCACCCAGTTCTCGACGGCTGCGACGTTGCGCCGGGTGAGCGTCGACAGGTCGGTTCGAGGCGGGTCGCGGTAGAAGCGCAGGCCGGCGTCGATGTGCTTGGCGTCGCGCAGCAGGAGCTCAATCGCGTCGTACACCGTGGCCTTGTCGTTCTGGCCCTGGTGGTGCGGTGAGTTCTTGTACCCGCTGATGGCCTGGCAGAGATCCGCCTCGGAGTAGCCCTTCAGGGCGTCGCGGATGAGCTTGCGGCGCTTGGCGTCGAGCTTGGCCTGCGGGTGACCGTGGACGGTTCGCCAGTGTTCGAACACGCGGTCGACGACCTCGCGGTCAGGCGCATCGCCTGACAGAGGTTCCGAAGGAACCTCTATTCCTATCCTATCCCTTCCTATCCTATCCATATCAGGCGCGAGGGGCTCCGAATCACTCGCGAGGATTCGCGAACCTTCGCGAGGACCGGGCAACTTCGAGGCTGTCGGATGGTCAATTCGCTGATGATTCCGCCACTTACAGACCTGCAGATAGGTCGAGCCGTCGGCGGTGTAGCGCTCGATGCACTGTTCGCGCTCGAGTTCGACCAGCCAGCCCTCAATCTTCTTAGGGGCGTCGTCGTCGTAGGGGTAAAGAAGGCTCGCGAGCATTCGCGAGGCCGCGCGAGTCCTCCCGTCGTCGTCGCAAACTGTCCAGAGCAGGACGAACAGCAGCCGAGCTTCTCGCGAGACTCGGCCCATGCTCTCCGACTGTGGAAACTCGGGCTTGATGGATCTGATCCGTGGCATCGGTCTCTCTGTGGTTAGGTCGCCCTGGCCGCCCCTTTCGGGTGCGGCGCCCGCGGTCGGGCTCGGTCAGGGCGATGTTCGGTGGAAGTTCTTGCCGGTCGGCCGCGGCGCGGGATGTCGATCGGATACAGGTCCGGGCGGAGGACGTGGCGGGAAAGGCCGGTGACGGCCTCGAGCTGCAGGACGCGCTCGGCTGGCACGCGGCCACGCTTGCGCCATTCCCAGACAGACGGCGCCGCGATGCCGATGAGCCGCGCGAGCGGTCGGACGCCTTTTGCGACCTGAATCGCGATTTCGACGGGATTGTGTGACGTACGCACTGGTTTTTCGCTAGGCATGGCCTAACTATAAGTCAGGCATAACCAAACTATCAACTGTTAGGCTCAACTTATGACTATTGGCGAACGAATCAGGCAGCGCAGGAAGCTCCTCGGGCTGACCCTTCAACAGGTCGCCGACGAGTTCGGTATCAATCGCGCATCAGTGGCGGAGTGGGAAAGCGGACGCTCGAACCCCGACCTGATGAAGCTCACGGATCTCGCGCGCGTGCTGCGCGTCAGCTCGGAGTGGCTGCTGACTGGCGATGAGAAGCATGCTCCCGACACGGCCAGCGATCTCGATCACCACTATGAGCGGGTCCGCCGCGCGCGGTTCAAGCTCGAGGCGGGGATCTGCGGCTACACCGTCGAGTTCAAGGACGACGACGACGCTCCTCCTATCGTGTTTCGCAGGGAATGGCTGCTGCGCAACGGACTGCGCGCCGAAAAGCTAATCGCGATGAAGGTGAGCGGCTCCTCGATGGAGCCCGGGCTCTGGGGCGATGACACCGTTGTGATCAATCTCGCGGACATCCAGCCGCAGGATGGGGTGGTGTTCGCCGTGAACTACGAGGGCCAGTGCGTGATCAAGCGCCTGCGCCGCGACGCCGGCCAGTGGTTCCTGTCATCCGATAATTTTGACAAGCGCCTGTATCCCGACAAGCGCTGCGACGAGGCCGCCTCGATTCTCGGCCGCGTCGTTACCAAGCAGTCCGACCGAATCTGACCAGGTAGGCCGCCGACCAAGTTAGGAGGCGCTTTGCCTTTTTGTCAGGTAACGCTTGACAGTAGAAAAGGCATCGCCTAACATCCCTCTACCCCCAGCGCAGTGCTGGGCCAGACAAGAGGGTCGGACGATGAACAACTTGATGGTTCGCGTGACGGAGTCCAGCCACGCCAACGGGTACAGCTTCTTCGAGCTGGCCTGCGGCAAGCAGAGCATCTCGGTGTCGGTGGGGCCGATGGGCGTCCGCGCTTTGGTGCTGAACGCTTCTCACCGCGCTTGGCGCGGAATCGGAAAGAGCTTCGACACTTTCGCGGCGGCCCGCGAGCATTACCGATCGCCGGCCGTGCGCGCGATGCTCGACACCGCCGAGCAGCTTTCGGGCTGCGCGCAGGTGGCCGCATGAGCGCCGAGGCATTCAACTGGACCGTGCTGCTCTGCGCATGGCTCGCGCTTTTTGGCATCGGTGCAGCGGCGCTCGGCGTGTACGAGTGGTACGAGCGCCATCGCAAGCGCGACCTGCTCCCGCCCCCGGGCGGCCGCGCGCGGATCTACCGCGCCGACCCGCCGTCGGTCAGCCGGTGGGGGAGCACCCGATGACGCCCACGCACGTCGATCGCCTCGCCTGGGCGCGATTCCGCGACCGCCTCGCCGACGCCATCGTCGCAGGCCTCCCACCCGCGCCGCCGCCCGTCTCGGTCCGCCTCCAAGGCGTCACGGTTTCGGAGCTGCTCACCGCCATCAAGTTCACCGGCATCGTCGCGTCGAACCGCGACGGCCGCATCGTCCTTCACCGCAGGGGAATCTAATGCTCGCAGAACAAGGCTCCGCCGATTGGTTCGCCGCCCGCCTCGGGTGCGCGACCGCCTCCTCCTTCAAGAGCGTCCTCGCCAAGCTCAAGACCGGCAAGCCCGGGCAGGCCCGCGAGTCGTACCTCATCGAGCTCGTCACCGAGCGGCTGACCGGCCAGCCGGTGCCGCACTTCACGACCGCCGCGATGCAATGGGGCACCGACAACGAACCCGCCGCGCGCATCGAGTACGAGTTCCGCACCGAGCGCGTGGTCGAGGAGACCGGGTTCATCCGTCACCCGTCCATTCTCGCGGGTGCCTCGCCAGACGGTCTCGTCGAAGCCGATGGCGGAATCGAGATCAAGTGCCCGAGCAGCACGACGCACGTCGACACCCTGATTCACGGGATGCCGGACGAGCACATGGCGCAGCTGCAGGGCGCGATGTGGATCACCGGCCGCGCGTGGTGGGACTTCGTGTCCTATGACCCGCGAATGCCCAAGAACCTGCAGATCTACATCCAGCGCATCGAGCGCAACGACATCTTTATCGCGGGGCTCGACACCGAGGTCCGCTCCTTTCTTGCAGAGGTCGACAGCACCGTCGACCAGCTCACCCGGAGGACCGCAGCATGACCCAGACCACCACACTTTCACCCCACATCGGATTCAGCGATGTCGAGCGCATGGCGAGCGCCGTCGCCAAGTCCGGCCTTTTCGGAGTCCGCACTCCTGATCAGGCGCTGTCGCTGATGCTCATCGCGCAGGCTGAGGGCCTGCATCCGGCGATTGCCGCGCGCGACTACCACGTCATCAACGGCAAGCCGACGCTCAAGTCCGACGCGCTGCTCGCGCGGTTCCAGGCGAACGGTGGCCGGGTCGAGTGGACCGAGTACACCGACAAGGCGGTGACCGCCAAAGTCGGCCACCCGCAAGGCGGCACCGTAGAGATCCGCTGGACCATCGAGCAGGCGGAGCGCGCCGGCCTGACCCGGAACCCGACCTGGAAGTCCTACCCGCGCCAGATGCTCCGCGCGCGCGTGATCAGCGAAGGCGTCCGCGCGGTGTTCCCGGGCGTCGCCGTTGGCGTCTACACCTCCGAGGAGATGCAGGACACGATGGCCGCGACCGCGAGCTCGGTGGCGGTCGCCGACGAGCCGGTGGTGGCGAGCCCCGTGCAGCTCGTGCGCGAGGCCCCGGACGTCGACGCGCTCAAGACCCGCTACCGAGACGCGATCGTCGTCGCGAGAAAGGCGAAGGACAAGGACCTCGAGGCGCAGCTGTCGGCCGCGAAGGATGCGCGGAAGGCCGAGCTCGAGGCGATCGACGCGGAGCCTGCCGATCAGCCAGAGGCCGCATGAGCGCCTCGCAGGTTGAGCAGATCCGCGCGCACCTAGTATCGGGGCGCGATATCACCCCGCTTGAGGCCCTGCATCGGTTCGGCTGCCTGCGCCTTGCCGCGCGCGTCGCTGACCTGCGCGCTCAAGGCATCCCCGTCGAGACAGTCGCCGAACTGGCGAACGGCAAGCGGTTCGCGCGGTACCGGCTCGCGAGCCCGCAGGGGGTGCTGCTGTGATCGAGCTCGGCCTGTTGCTGGCGGTGGTCGATTCGCTTGGGGTCGCCTTTGCAGTGTTGGCGCTGGTGCTGGCCTTGGTGATCGCGCTTCGGTGGCTGATGCGATGACTCTCCCCTGACCCGCGCAGGAGTTGTGAGGCGCGCCGGCCGCCTCTGCGGGAGCCGGTACTGACATGACACGAGCTGCGCGTGACCCCTCTACCGAGGCCGCCCCGGACGCAGCAGGCGGAACTAGGAGGACCAATGTTAAGAGCCGACGACACGACAGATGACGGTCTGTACGCCGCCCTCGAGGCGCTCGACAGACGCCCGCCGCCGCTCGATGTGCGCAAGGCCGTGACAGGCATGCGCGCGCGCGGGCTCGGGCACGAGTGCGATGCCTTGCTCGGTCACAGCGACGCCGGGTGGCAGCAGCTGCGCGACCTGATCGCCGTGGTGCGCAGGCTCGACCCGGCGTGGTGTGCACTGCACGACGAGGTTCAACCGTCGGACGAAGATCTCGAGCTTGCGATCGGCACCGCCGAGGAAGCGCTCGACGAACACGACATGGAGACGAGGCCATGAAGGCTCGCCCAGGTCGAAAGCCGAACCTGACGCGCGAGCAGTACCGGCGGGTCGTCGAGGTGCGTACCTTGCGCGCGCGCACGCCGTCGAACAAGGAGCTCGCCCGCGAGCTGGGTGTGAGCCCGTCGGTGATTCACAAGGCGCTCGCCGATGGGCTGCGCAGCTACGAAGAGGTGAAGCCGTGAGCGGCAAGTTCAGTTTCGAGATCGAGCAGCAGCGGTTCGACGAGCAGCGGCTGTCTGCGGAACCGAAGCTGGAGCTGGTGGGGTGGGTCAGTGACAAGGCTGTGCGGCTTCTTGCGCTTGGTGCCAACGTGCACGCCGACATTTACACATGCGAGGCACCAGGGCGCATCCCACTTTACGCCGCACCACCCGCAGTCGCACCGAACAAAAATATCGAAGCGCTGCGCCGGGATGCCGGGCGGTATTGGTGGCTGCTGAATTGGCTGGTCAAAACCGGCCTGCTAAGTTGGGAGCGGTGTCGCATTGACTCACCCGCGTCCTATGGCGATTGGTGGATTCTTCGTAAGCCTGCAGTCATCGACGGGAGTTCGCTGATTGGCTACGGGCAAACCGAGGACGCCGCCATCGACGCGGCGATGGATGCCCCCGCGACACCAGCGGCGGCGGCGGTGGATGCCTCAACGGCACCGGCCATGCAATGCGCGTATCCGCATTGCTGCGACAAGGCCGGGAACCGTTGCCCGCGGATGTTCGCCGGCCTGTGCTCAGGCCCGCGCGCGGCAGATCCGCAGAAGGTGGGGCGATGACTGCGCTCGAATGGGAGCGGCTCGCCGAGCTGCTGACGCGCGTCGTGGTGGTGAGCGCCGTATCCCTCGGCGCTGCTGCCCTAATCTTCGAGGCGATCCGATGAACTTTATCGAGCAGCGCGGCCTGACCGCCGCAGCGCAGCGCATGTCCGACCGCCCACACGGGACCAGGCTGCGGTACCTCGCCGGGTGCAAGTGCTTTCACTGCCGGCGCGCGAACAGCGACTACGAGCGCGAGCGCCAGAAGGCCCGCGAATCTGGCGACTGGAACGGAATCGTAGACGCTGCCGGTGCCCGAGCGCACCTGCGGCGACTGTCTCGCCAGGGCGTCGGCAGGCGCATCGTTCACGCCGTCTCTGATGTCTCGGTGACCGTGCTGCAGGAGATCCGCGCAGGCCGAAAGACCCGCATCCGCGCGCGCACTGAGCGCCGCATCTTGGCCGTGACGCCAGCGGCCCGCGGCGACGCGACGCTGATCCCCGCCGGTCCGACTTGGCAGCGCATCGAGTGGCTGCTCGAGGAAGGCTTCACGAAGGGACGGATCGCGCTCGAGCTCGGGCGCAAGACGCGCGCACTGCAGATCAACCGGCGCACCGTTACCGTGCGCACCGCCGCGCGGGTCGAGGCGCTCGTCCGCAGGTACCAGCAATGAATCAGGGCGAGATGAGAGCCTGCGCCTACTGCCAGACGCTGTTCGTCCCTGCGCGGCCCCAGCAGGCTTTCTGCTCGACGAAGTGCCGCGGTGCCTTCCACGTCGATCGCGGCGCTACCGGCACGGTGCGCAGCGTCCGGCGCATTAAGACCGGCGCGTCGGTGGTGGTGCACCTGACCGGCCCGGCGGCCGAGTCGGCGCTGCAGCTGCATTTGGGCGACGAGATCCGGATCGTGGAGTGCGTCGAGTGTTCCTGAGTTCCGCAGAACTGGCGAAGCTGACCGGCTACCGGCGACCGTCCGCACAGGCGCGCTGGCTTGCGCGGAACGGCTGGAAGTTCACCATGAACGGCCTCAGCGAGCCGGTGGTGGCTGTTCAAGAGATGTCGCGTAGGATGGTCTCCGGAGCCGGTGCTGCGGCGGCCCGCAAAGAACCTAACTTCGGGGTGCTCGATGGGCAGATCGCGAAAGCATGACCGGCACCTGCCGCGCCGTATGTACCTGCGGCGGGGTGCCTACTTCTTCGTCGACCAGGCGGGGCGCTGGCACAACCTCGGGCGAGATCTCGCGCCGGCGCTTGCGGCCTACGGGCGCATGGTCACGACGACCTGGTCAGGCCGGACGCTCGGCGAGGTTATCGAACGCTACCGGACCGAAGTGCTGCCGCTCAAGCGGAGCCCGCAGACCCGGGTAAACGAGACCGCGCAGCTCGGGCGGTTGCAGGCGGTGTTCGGCGACATGGCGCCCGACGAGCTCGAGGTCGCCCAGCTCTACCAGTACCTCGATCGCCGTCGTGGCCCGGACGGTTCGGCAGCGCCGACCGCAGCCCGGCACGAAGTGAAGCTGCTCGGGCATGTGCTGCAGAAGGCCGCCCGCTGGGGGCTTGCAACACGGAATCCGGTGCGCCAGCTCGAGCGCCTGCCGCGCACGAAGCGCATGCGATACGTCACGGATGAAGAGTTCGCGCAGGTCCGCGAGCTCGCAGCCGAACGCATGAAGATCGCGATGGATCTCGCGCTGCTGACGGGACTGCGCCGGGGTGATCTCTTGGCGCTGACTTGGGACCAGGTGAAGGCGGACGGGGTGGAGGTGCGCACCAGCAAGACGGGTGCGGGGCTGCTGATCCAGCGGACGCCGGACCTCGAGGCGGTGCTCGATCGCGCGCGGCGACTGACGCCGCAGCTGCCCCGCCACCATGTCGTCAAGACGGCCGGCGGGAAGCGGTACACGGGCAGCGGGTTCTCGGCGATCTGGCAGCGGCTGATGCGCAAGGCGATCGCGGGCGGGGTTGAGTCGTTCACCTTCCACGACATCCGCCGGAAGTCGGCGAGCGACTCGGACACGGTCTCGGATGCGCAGGAACGGCTCGGTCATTCCGACCAGGCGACGACGCGCCGGTTCTACGTCGCGAAGCCGGTGAAGGTGCGCCCGTTGCGGTGAGTTTTTTTGGACGTCCAATATTTCCGGGCCAAGCGAGGCACGCGGAGATGGTGTAAGTCATTGAAAAGTGGCGCGCCCGGAGAGATTCGAACTCCCGACCCTCAGGTTCGAAGCCTGACAGCCGAACGGGCGCAAGGCCGCAGAATATCAGGGAAAAGACCCCCGCGCAGTGTCCAATACTTTACGGACTCAGGCCGGGAAAAAGCCAATAGAATCAGGTACCGGCTTTTTTATTTTGGACACTTTCGGGAGACGTTATGGGATTCGGAATCGACTCGATCGGCGGCCTGCTGCTGCTGGTTTTCCTGCTGTGGATTTACCTGCTGCCGTGGTGGATCGCGAAGGGACGCAAGCACCCGAACGTTTACTCGATCGCGGTGGTGAACCTGTTCCTCGGCTGGACCTTCATCGGGTGGGTCGCGTGCCTCGCCTGGTCTCTGTCTGCAGCCGGCAGGCCGCAAGTTCGCGAATAGCCCGCAGCTTCAGCGACGACTCATCGACGCATTCGGTGGCATCGAGGTATGCGCGCGCGAGATCCCCGTTCGTGGCGAGGTCACGCGCGGCCAGCGCGCAGGGCTCAGTCAGCGCGACCGGGATCGCCGGGCACTGCTCGATCACGACCAATCGCGACCCGCACGCTGTCAGGGATAGGCTCGCGAGACCAGTCGCGAGCAGCGGGATCATTCTGGAACGCATTGCTGAGGCCCTCGCGGCGGCTGTTCGCCCGGCGACGGGCGTCGGTAAGGTCACGGTCAAGGTCGGCCATTACGGCCTGCTGTGCGGCCAGAGCCTCGGCGAACCGGGCACCCGCCTCCGCCGTGGACGCTTCCCACCGGGCCCGCTCTTCGGCGACCCCGCGGTCGTGCGCCCAATCGTAGGCGAGCCAGAGGCCGGTCAGGATCAGGACGGAACCGGCCACATAACCGGCCAGCCGGAGCGTCAGCCAGGGCGGGATCATTTGCGCGGGTCCACGCCGCAGAGCCAGCTCGCGTACCAGCGCAGCTTCCGGGCGTCCTGCTCGAGCGCGTCCTTCCTGCCGAGCCGCCAGTTGTACTTTGCCACCTGCCCGCGCAGGTATCCGCGCCACTCCTCGTCGGAGAGCTGCGCGCGGATGGCGTCGATGCACTCGACGTCTCCTTGGTTGTAGTGGGCGGGACGGTTGACGGGGTCGGTCATGCGGCCGCCCGGCGCTTCCGGAGCCATGTCAGGTAGTCCGCCGCGGCCTCGATGTCGTGCTCGACCCGCACAAGGCCGAGCTCGCCGCCCATCGGGTCGAGGATGACAGTGCAGCTGGGCGCGATCATCGCGGGAGGCAGGCCGAGCGCGTCGGCATAGGAGTCGTGCATCTTGTAGCTGCCGAGCTGCAGCAGGTGCGCGAGCTGGCCGGTCGCTGCGATGCGCAGGAGCTGATAGCCGCCGGTGTGCTTGTGGCCTGAGACGATGACGTGGTCGTGGTGCGTGAGCTTCGCCGCCCTCAGCTGCCCGTGGTTGGGGTTCCACATCGAGTTCCCGGGCCAGTCGTGGCGGGCAGCGATGCGGACCTCGGTGCCGTTCTGGAAGGTCAGCGCGACGCGGACAGTGTGGTCGCCGGTGAGCGTGACGCCGGCCTGACGCTGAATCCAGCGCAGCGGGTCGCCTCCGCCGCTCCAATGGTCGTGATTGCCCTGCACCATGAACAGCCAGTCCTCGCGCAGCTCAGAGACGAGCCACTCGACGAGCTGCCACGATTGGTCGGTCGTGGTCTCCTGCTCGCCGTAGAGCCGAGCGAGACGCCCGATCCAGTTGTTCTGCAGGTCGCCGATACAGGCCGCGTAGAGACCGGGCGTGCGCTTGATGACCTCGATGTCGCGCTCGAGCTGGCCGAGGTCGGTGTGGTCGTCATCGACGTGCGGGTCGCCGAGGAGCGTGACCGCGATCGGATCGTTCCCGCGGACCTTGACCTTGATCAGCTTCCGGGCCTCGGCAGCCGCGTCCTTTCGCGCGAAGGCGGACTTGCGCCGATCGATCAGCTCGCGGATGTCGATCTTGCCCGAGGGCAGTTTCGGCACCTCGAAGAGCTCACGCTTGCGCGGGGTGTTCTCCACCACGCCGCCAGCGGTGCGGAACCGAGCGCCCGGGTCATAGCTCGAGTCGGGCACAGGCACGCCGCGGGACTTGAGCCCGTCGATGCGCTGCGCGAGACCTCGGGTGTTGATGCCGAGCTGGCGTGCAGCCTCGGCGCGCACGCCCTTGGCGGCGTTGAGCGCCGCGATGATCTGCTCATCCGTTACTTTTTGGCTGGGCACGAGGCCTCCGAAGGTGGGTCAGTAGGTCGAGCTGGTGAAAAACTGGTGGTACAGGTGCCCTTGCTGGTCGATGAAGGTTTCATCGGACGCGAGCGGGTGCGACTGCATGGTCGCGACGGCATGGGCGAGTTCGTGGAAGAACACCTGCTCGGTGAGGGTTCGCATCTGCCCCGCGACGATGTCGATCGTCAGGCGGGACGGGTCCCAGATGCCGACGCAATCCTTGCCGTGCCGCCAGCGATCGCGGCGGACGATGCGCACCCGGACCGTGTGCCCCATGAGCTCGAACCGTTTCGGGATGCGAAACGGCTGACGCTCGGTGCGCACGGCCACGGTCAGCGGTGCGGCAGCGGGGTCGTAGTGATGGCGCGCAGCGCGAGATTCGCGAGCGAGCCGATCAGCAGAACAGCGGCGGACAGCTGCGCCCCGAACAGCGTCGTCAGGTGCGCGCCCGACAGCTCGAGGCCCCCGAGCACGGCGAGCGCGATGTTGATCCAGACCGTGCGCGAGCGCAGAGCGCCGCGCAGCCAGTCGCGGGTCGAGACTTCGGTTTCGTCGGTCATGTGAATCTCCGGAGTGTGTTGGCGAGGTCGAGGCAGCAGGCGGCCCGCTTGGCGCGGATCTCGTCTGCCTGGTAGATGAAGGCGGGCTCCAGGATCAGCGCCGCGCATCGGGTCTTGGCGAGAAAGGCGAGCGGCCCCTTTGCGGGGTTCTGCTGATACCAGCCTTGCTTGATGCCGCGGTTCGGCAAGAAGTGCCGGGCGAGGACGGCCTGCACTTCGACCGCCAGCAGTGCGCCACGGCCAGAGCCGGGTGCGTGCAGGGTCTCGGACCCGCGGGCCGTCGGCGTCGCTGCGTTAAAGTGCACCTCGACGGCGAGATCCGTCGGCCGCGCGCGCGCGTTGACCCAGCGGATCTTCGCGCCGAGCTCGCCGGGCGGAACGAGCTGCGCGCCGGGAAGGAGCCGCGAGAGCTCCGCGACCCACTCGCGAGCCTCGGCGTGCTCGACGAAGCCACGCCACGCCGCGCCGGGAGCCGCCGGCGAGTGACCGGCGGAGAGGAACAGGCTCATCGGCCGCGATCGAGGGCGCGATCTAGCTTGTCCTCGATCGACTGTAGCCTCGAGGTCTGGTCAGTAAGCCGCGCCTCGATGACCGCGATGCGCCGGTCCGCCTCGGGTTGGATTTTCACCTGCTCGACGTTGGCGATCCGGCGGTTCATCTCGTCGAGCTTCGAGGTCATCGTCGCGCCCCACCAGATCAGCGCGATAACGAGCGAGGCGTCGACGACGAGCGAGCCGAGCGGCACTCGGAACTTCGAGAGATCGGTCGCGCTCATGTTAGCAATCCTCCGCGTCGGCAAAGAGCGGCGCGCCAGGTTGTTCCATCACCCACACTTGCCGGCGCGTGACCTGCATAACCGGCGGCTCGTCAGGATTAGCCGACGGCATCGGGACCGTAAGATCTCGCGTCTCGTAGTGACCGGGAACGGGCACCGGTTGCGAGCGCAGCCACGCGTAAGCCTCGGCCGTGCCGCCGTGGCCGAGGTAGCCGGAGAACGTCTGCCGCGCGTCCGCGAGCGGCGGCATCCCGGCCTCGCGCGCGGCCTGATCTCGGTAGCCCGCGAGCTCGACGACGCCGTGACCCGCGGCGAACGCGGTCGTGATCGACGCGATCCGCCAGTATTCGACGGCGTGACCGGACGGAAGGGTGAGAAGTTTTCGCAGTGCCATCGGTCGTTACTCCACGCTGGTCAGGGAAAGGGTGTTGGCGATCACGGTCGAGTTAACGTTCGCCCACGAGGTAAACCGGAGCTTGAAAGTCTTGTCGGCGGTGCCGCCGCTGGTGTCCGTGTAGGTGCCGGAGCCAGCGCCTTCTTGCTCGTAGTAGCCGGGCGCGCTGTCAACCGGAACGGGCGCTTCGCCGTTCCACGAGCCGGTGAAGTTGTAGGTGGCGACGTCGGAGTAGGAGCCGCTACCGATTTTCCGAGAGAGCACGACCGTGAAGGACGGGTTCTGCTTGGTCTTTGCGTTGTAGTTGGTGAGGCCGCCAGATGTGCCGGGGTAATCGATGCGCCCGTAGAAGTTGAGCGCCATCGTGAGCGTGATGCTCCCGCCGTTCGTGGAGAACGGGCCGAGGATGGCCTCGTTTGCGTCGGTGAGGTTGGTCCCCTGCACGCTGTTCTTAAGGACGCCCGCGAGCAGCGCGCCGCCGAAATACGCGGTGCCGTTGGTCTTGAGGTAGTACGTCGCGTTCGATTCGGTGCAGTTGGCGAGGTTCGATTGATACGGCCCGTACCATTCGATGAACTGCGACGAGCTGCCGAACGGCGCGCCGGTGACTTTCATAAACGAGCCGGTCGTGGCGATCGTCCGGCCGTTGGTGACGTCGACGCGGAACGAGTCGGCGGTGTTGCGGATGACGCCGGCCGTGAGCGTTCCGACATTCGCCGAGATAGCGTCGAGCGACGAGACCGATAACTTTGCCGCGGTCACGGCGCCGGCGTTGATTTTGTCCGCGGTGATCGCGTTAGCCGCGAGTTTGTTGGTAACAATGGCCCCATCGGCGATAAAGGTCCCGATGACCTCGCCCGGCGCAAGGCGCGGCGCGTAGCCGGTCGGATACTCGCCCTCCTCGACCTGTATGTCGTCGAAGTCAATTGATGATGTTGCGCCGATTCCACCGGATACCGTCGCAAAGCCATTGTTATCGACCGACCCACCGGTCCAGCGACACGCGAAGGCGTAACGCTGCCAGTTACCGTTAAGAGCCGGGTTTGCCAGCACGATGTAATCGTTCGGGCCGATATTCCACGCCGTTGTCATCCCGTAGCCAAGCGCCCCGCCGCTCGCGCGCGCGTACCACGAGAACACATACCAGCGACCGGTTCTGAAAATTCCTGAATTGTCGTACTGGCCGTTGTTTGCGAAGTAGAAGCCCTTGGTGGAGTTGTTCGCGTTGAACGAGATACGAAGGAAATTCGCGCCAGTGCGGCCGCCGGAGGTCTGCACGCCGAAATAGGTAGCCTCGCTGGAGTTGTCGTACATTCCGAAGCCGTCGGGGGCGGTTCCTGTATTGGACTCGAAGCTGCTGTTTTTGACGAAGTTAGAGCCGCCCATCGCGACCGCGAGCTTGGTGGCCGTAATCGCCCCGGCTGCGATCTTGTCGGCCGTCACCGCAGAGGCGGCAAGCTTGTCCGCGACCACGGCACCGGCGGAAATCTTCGCGGTCGTGATCGCGTTCGCGGCGATCTCGTTCGCCGTCACCGCATCAGCCGCGATCTTCCCGGCGACGACTGCACCGGCCGCAATCTTCGCGGCCGTGACCGCGTTGGCGGAAATTTCGTTCGCGGTAACCGCATCGGCCGCGATCTTCCCGGCGACGACTGCGCCGGCGGCAATCTTCGCGGCCGTGATCGCGTTCGCGGCGATCTCGTTCGCCGTCACCGCATCAGCCGCGATCTTCCCGGCGACGACTGCACCGGCCGCAATCTTCGCGGCCGT